GCTGTAGCAGAAGTTTCTTTTAATAAGTTCCTAGCTGGATCTAAATCTACTGCTACACCCCAAGAATGCTTACTCCAATCTGAACCCCCTCGCATTTTGCGAAAGTTGAAACATCCACCAAAAAGGTCAATTCCTAGCAAAACTATTTTTTCGTAGCCATAATGTGCTAGTAAGTCATTAAATACTCCTAAAAATTTATCCGCAACAAGTTTATGGCAACTCATTCTAGATACTTTTGTATTTAAATCCCAAGCTAAACGCATAGGATAAGGTAAATTAATAGTGACTAGATAACCAGCACCTGTTACATTTGGCTTACCATACTTGGATATTAACTGTTTAGTTGTTATCATTATCTTCTACAGCTAAATGAGAGATTGACTTAACTGTTGCTCCTATTGTAAGTAATACACCTCCTACCATTGGAAGTGGAGTTACTAATACACCTCCTACGATTGTAAGTACTACACCTACTTTACCAACTTTTACCCAAAAATTAGGACGTGGTGCTTTAATTCTGTCTATTAATTTCATATATAGTTTATATTAGTGAACCTTCCGTTTAATGCTTCAAATGTAGTTAACATATCTTTAGCAAGCAAATCAATTCCCATAGCATACATTTCGTAACAAGCTAGTATTTTCTCAAAGTTATTTTTATGATAAGAACTTGCAAAAATTCCATCTATTCTATTTTGAAAAGACACAACAACATCGTATCTAAATTTCTCAAATAGCTCAATCACATAATCTACATCTTGGTTTGTAATTCCTTTTTGAATCCAAAACGCACGAATTTGTTTTATGTATTCTGCGTGCATTCCCCACATTTCTTTAAGCATTAATTGCTTTAATTCATCTGAATTTATTTTACTAAAGTCATTATCTAAGAATTCAAGAAATTTATCAGTACAAACATTGCATTTGAATTTAGCAAAATCACTGCACATCCTAGACTTATTCGCGTCAAAAACACCATGTGTATAGAATTTCATATGAGATACTTCTTGCTTTACGCGTTGTAGCGTATTAAATATATCATGTGCTCGCAAAGACTTAATATCTTGTATTTTCTCTTTACGTTTAATTAATGAAGTAAACCATGTTGATATAGGTTTATGAAAGTAATATAATACAACTACTAATACCACTAATATGAATATCATAATCGGTGATAACTTAGAATTTAATATACTACTTATCTCTTGCATTAGAATGGCATTTCAGATACTACAGGGGTATAATCAATCTCAGGTAAAGTTAACAACCAAGCATCACAAGGAATAGACTCCGCTTGTTGCAAAGTACATCCGTTCACCTCTTCATTTGAAATAAACCAAACCCCGTTAGCATCTAGTTGTGGATTGAATAATTGACCTTGAAACCCCCATACTTTACCTACAAGGATATTCTTTTGTTCTAGTGTTAATTGTCTTACTTTTGTCATAAATTAAAATGTTGGGTAGAACTTACCTGTTCCTGCGTTATATAAATCTGTTATTTCTGTTGATGTTAATTCTTTGTTCCAAGCGTTTAGCTCGTCTATATTTCCATTTGTATAATTAGTAACGTTTGAAGCATCATATCTCCACGCACCGATACTACTCGGAATAGGGAGTAGACTGGTGTCATACGTAGGATTTAATGTTGAGGCATTTGAATTAAGTAATGTACCATTTACATATATCCGACTTCGCGTACCTACCTTTCTTGTTACAACAACATTATACCACGTACCTGTGCTTACATAACCTCCTGTGCTTAATGCTTCATAAGTGTTATTATTCTTGTATAATTCAAAGAGTATGCTATTACCCCGTAAAACAACAAAGAATCCATTAGAAACATTACTTGAATGATAACTAAGGTTACTAAATAATGCTTGGTTTCCTGATACTGAATTTACATTTATCCACATTGAGACACTAAAATCACTCGTAAATGAATTAAATATATTATTACCTAAATCAACATAAGCATTCGTACCATTAAAAGTAAAAGCATTTCCACTTTTCCCAGTTGTATACGTCAATCCACCTTGCGATGTTCCGTTGTAAGCACCTAGTGAATCGTTTGCATTTGACTCACCTTTGTATACAGCATATAGACCAGTAAGTAATGAGCTTACAGCAGCGCCAATTTTCATTACTGTAGCCTTCAAAATTGGTGCGTGATTGTTTACTATACCATATCCGAAAAACATTCTAACCTAAGATTAAGTTAACCGAACCGCTCGTTAATTTTACACCACTAAATAATACCCCAGCTCCTGTAATCAACGCACCACCTTTTATTGCCGTTGCTGGAGTTGTAATGTACGTTGACTTAGCATCTGATCCACCAACTTTAATGGAAGTAAACACTGTGTCCTCTAATACAAAAATTCCCGCGATACTAGCAGTTACTTCCGTTGTGTCATTTACTAATTTAGTTCCTCTCGTAGCAACTAATCTGTCTAAATTTGGTAAGCTCATATCTATTTTATTATTTTGATTTCTAAATGTGCGTTATCAATTATACTATCTGTATTAGCAGCAGTAGTAGAATCGTTTGTATATATATATATAACTGTTGTAGAAACTACTTTAGCACCTATTAAACAAGTTGTATTAATCCCTTTGTTTACTGTTACAAATGTTTTATTAGATGTGAACAATGCACTAGATGCAGTTATACTATATACACCTGTATTTACTCTTGCAAATGTAAAAGTTTGAGTAACCTCTGCTTCATAACTCCAATTATTTGTAGGCGCTGAAGTACCCGTCTGTGATAAATTAAACATTATAGTTTTGAATGGTCTTATATTGGCACCTGTAACCGACTTAGTGTCGTACGTTGCACCATTATAGTCAGATACCATCAATAAATCATCGTCCTGTAACTGTGCTGCTTTTGGTGTTAACTCGCTTATCTTTTTGTCTGCCATCTTTTTCTATCTTCTTAAGATATAACTCTAATTTAATAATATTGTTTTGTTTAGGCTTGTATACATCCTTCTTCATATATACCAATTTGATAAATAATTGCCATTTTGTGGGAATACATCACCACTTCCGTTTGTTAAATATTCGTTAAATAATGATTGATTTACAACCATGTAATCTAAGAATCTTTGCGCGTAATTCTCAGCAATACGTTTTTCTTTCTCAATCAAATAATCTACCTCTTCCTTGCTTACAATTTCAGCATTTTCAGAACTATGTTTATAAAGTCCTTTATTAGAAATTGAATAAGCTGCGAATGGTAAATACTCAACCATTGTGAAGTGTATCAACATCGGTTTTAAATACGTATTTACAAGCGTCGCATAGTTACCACTCAATGTACTTGCTGTAATATCTGACTTAATCTTTGTTAATAAATCAGTACCTACGTATTGCAACAGCCAAATGTCTTGAGCTATCTTTATAAATGGTATTACCTTATCCGTATCAACATTACCATTTAATGCTGTGTACGCTTGCAAATCTGCTTTCCCTATTAATAATGCCTCTGCCATTAGTTAAATCGTTTATTTGTTGGTAAAAAACCTTGATTAGGCATATCCGTTGGTCTTTGATATACTCGCTTATCATTCGTTGGTGCAATCTCCCCAGCTTTACGTGTTTGTGCTGGGGTAAATGTTTTAGCAAGTGGTGAATTAGCGTCTGATTTTTTAAGATATGTCTCTCTCACCCATTTATGGTGACAATCTCCACCCCCTTTATACAACCAAATTGAGTAAGTGTCTGCTCCCTCTGGTCCCCATCCTTCATTAACTGCTTGTGAGTCCATTGCAATAATATCTTCTTTACGATATACCTTGTTCGCCTTAATCATTCCTTTGCAAAAGTCCCTAGTATTATCAGAAATTCCTCCAACATATCTATATCTAGTCTTGAATATTTTTCCATCTTGGTCTGACTTTATATTAGCTCTTGCAGTTCCTGTAGAAACCAGGTTAACAATTTTAGATAATAGCGTTTTTTTAGGTGAATTTAATGCTTCAAGTTCAGTATCTAACTCATCTTCTAAGTCATAATCAACCTCTCTACTATCAATTAGTACGTATTCATGTCCATCAATCCATTCAATATGGTCTTCAGCACTCATTTCAACGCCTGTTTCTTCTTTAACTTGTTCAGTAGATTGTGCGTTAGATAAGTCTACAAACTCCAAAGGTTGTAAAGTCTTAAAGAATAACTTTAATGATACACCATTAAATGTTAAAATACTATCTAATGCTTCTAATAATATTTCTTGTTTAGGTCTTATTACCATGTTGTCAAATAGTATCACACTATTCTTTAACTCATCAGCATTTGCACTAAATCCTGTAGTTGTAGCAATACCAAAAATAAGCGGTGAAGTTACACAATGACCTGTTAAAATCTTACTTCTACACTCGTCTGACAAATATTGATAATGTTCAGGTGCATCGTTCAAAGGTACACTATCGATTGTGGTTTTCTTAGCTTCATCTTCATTGAATGATACAACTACTTTCTTACCCGTAGATCCTGTTAATTTGCTTATAGTTTTTCTTGCTATTTCGTCTTTCTGCTCATCAGTCGGTGTGCCATTGTTAAAGTTTACAATCGTCGTTGGACTGAACCCGTTAACAACCTCATTAATAAGGTATTCGCTTATCTTTTCTTCTAATACAGTATATTCTAAAGCACCTTGATAGTCAACCCTACTAAAATACTTAGTACCTACTGAATAAGGCTGTATCATTAATATTTCAATCTCACTTTTACCCTCACCAAACGCGTCGAATCTTTTAGGTACAAACTTTTTAGTGTCTTCCCAGTTGTCAGAATAGTAATACCCTACAATATTACCATCCTCATCACATTTCTCTGGTCTTAATAATTGTACAGGAATGTGGTAAACTTTAATTACGTTCTTATGTCCTTTATCATAATGTACCTGAAACGCTCCTTGACCTAACAAATACAGATATGATTACAGCAATTACGAATGTAGACGTGTTGTATAAATATGAATTAAAAGGTGTAGACAATACATTTGACCAAGATGTTGTTTCTGACAGAAA